TCTTTCCGCAATTAGTACAATTAGCCATTGTAGTTGGTTTTTAATGATTATTAAATGCACAATGTACAAGTCAACTTATCTAATCTTTTAACTGCATATTCATAGAGATCCATCCCTTGACCAGGTGTATGACAAAACTCTACTTTAGCTTTAGCTGCTTTAAGAAGCATTTCAATAAGTCTTAATTCTTGTAGTTTTTCTTTGACCTCAGGAAGAGGATCACAGTTAGCTATATCAAGGGCGCAGAGAGCATCATTAAGCTTCTTCATTGCCATTGTTATACGTAGGTGGTTATATTCAACATATACATACTCATTAGGAGCTACACTATATTTAATAACATAGACGCCATCAGGGATAGTATTGAATACAATTCCGCAATCCTGAGACTGTAATTCAAGATCACATGCTGTAAGGTTTAACTTACAAAAAGGGGGAACAACATCAAGTCTTACAGCGCATGTAAAACCTGGCGGAAGTATATCAAGGTAAGGACACTCTATCTGAAGACAATCTTCAGCATAGATACTTGTATCCATTATACACATGATACACTCATTAAGTGTGTCCGGAACCTCTAAACTTAATATGTGCTTTGCCATCTTGGATTTATTTGATTAATGAAAAAAAGGGAGAAGAGAATAACATCTCACTCTCCCTTTTAATATGAGTACTAGTACTATACTATTAGTAAGTCTCCAATACTAACGGGTTGTTTGCCCCTGCCAACCATGCTGCCATAAAGGCTTCAAAAGCTGCGTTAGGTCCCGTCATAGGAATCTTAAGTAAGTACTGGTCATTATCAAATGTTCCAGATGGGTTATTATATCTAGGCACTGAGTGCTGGATGTAGTAACATGTATATAGAGTATTTCTATCTACAGCATCTGTTACATCATATCCTTGAGTGATCTCACGAATTCTAAGATCATTGCTAGCAAAGTTATTTTGCTGGTATCTCTCAGATAAGATTAACTCTCTTAATACTGACTCACCTGTTCCCATTACTTGCGTTCCAAATTGGATTGCTGGGTATACAGTTTGAGATCCTACTCCTGAAGGTGTAATACCATCAGAGATACATAGTTGCTCAAATACACAAGGATCACCTGTCTCATCAACCATAGATGCTTGAATTAACAAAGGCTCAATCTCGTAGTGATCAGTTGTTTGGAAAGTACAATCTCCGAACCTAGTCTCAACAAATGCAGCTTGCATTACAAGACCTGCACAACAGTTAGGAGCTGCTGGATCAAAAATTGATACATAAGAACTAGATGGCGCTGCTGGTCCAGCAAATGCTGTTCCTTGTGCTGCCTCTAACTCAGCTTGGAAAGCTGTACCTGCTGCATTCAATGTAACTCCATCAGCCTCAAAGTAAACACCTGCTACACCTGTTTGATAGTTATTTGGAAGATAAAGATCCCAAGTAGTACCATCATCACATGTAACTGTGAATCCAACATTCACAAGACGTTGTGAAGTTTGAGGTGTGAAACCTGGTGCGTAAGAAGGCCCAAAGATAATTGGATCGTTCACTACATATGTCATCCATTCTTGCATTACTAATGCTGGATCAACCAATTCTGGAACTGGTCCGTCACAACATCCTGTATAAGCACAAGCTACTTCATAAGCATTGTGGTTCAACATTCTTAGAGTAGGAGAACCTTTAAGGTCAAATCTTACACCATAACTTTCGTTACAATAGAAAGATGGGCAGCAATTAGCGTCTGCTCCTGCAAGATCCAAGTTAGGAGTAGCCCCAACACCAATGATGTGAGTCTGTCCTGGGTTTGAATCCACTCTATAGAACTTGTTAATAAACTTAGGGTTTACCATCTTAGACTTAGTAGTCTCTTGGTACCCTCCATGGAAAGGACCAACCTTATCATTCTGGTACAATGAAGTAGCCAAAAGTGTTAAAGGTTCCCCACCAGTTGGTGCAACATTCACTGAAGGCCACCCTGGAGCATCCTGATTAGCAAACGTAACAGCACCTACTCCATATGTTGGTAACAAGTCTACAGACGCGTCACCAGCATTATCAATGTAACCAGTTGTTCCACCGGCCCACATTACTTTGCAAAATGCATGATTAAAATAACTCATTTTTCTTTCTTTTATAAATAAATACTATACTATAATATAAGGAAACACTTCCTAATATGCAAACTAAATTAGAGAAAAGTTTAATTGCTTCTCTCTGCTGACTCAGAACCTCTACCATGTTGTCCACCAGATTCAATATCTCCGGCAATCAAAGCAGCTGCTTCATCTATCAGTAACTCTATAATATCATCCTTAAACTCACACTCAACATTAACTGGAGATTCCACTGTTGTGTATGGATCTACACATCCTTGAATTTGAATATATACAGGAAACCTATAGTATGTTAGTCTAGCTCTAGACAATTCAAACTCATCATTTGTGAAGATTCGTGCTCTATTAGCAATAAGAGTAGCAAAGGTTTCAGCCCATTCAAAATTAGGCTTCTTATGTTCATCTCTAAGTAATTGTGCTCTGTTATCCTCTTCTGCCAAATATACTGTCATTGGTCTGGGATCTTCGCAACATTCATTAGTAGCATAAACATCTATTCTTTTATACTCCAAATAGTTATCCGGTAATTCACCTACTGTCTCATAGTAGATACCTTGGGTGATTATAGGTAGTGGTGAATCCACTAATAATCTTTGAAGATCATCAATTCTTCTACGTGATTGCTCATCTCCATCTTGGAAGATATTGGATCCACGGATTTGTCTCCTGGTCCATTCAACCTGAGCCTTATTGAAAGTTTCAACAATTTGCCAGCATTCAATGTTATCATAATCATTGGATGCTAGCTTGTTGACTCTTTCTTTAACCTTTAACTGTAGAGTGATGTTATTCACAGCTTATTATTTTAAATTACCTGGCATCCCTTTAACCGTTCTGCTAGCAGATGGTCTGTTACCAATAGTATTAACATTAATACCAGGTACATTATTCTTAGTTGTAGGTTGCTCACTTAAGCGCTTTTTTCCAGCTTGATTCATTGTTGAATCTAATCCAAACTGATCTTTTCCTTTTTTCATATCACTAGTTTATTTGTTCCATTCAATTTCTACAGCATCCTGGATAGAAACTAAAGCATCCTCATTAAGAGGGTTCTTTAAATGCTCTACTACATCTGCAACATTTTTACCTAACATGGTACTTGTTGCTATGTGGTAGATATATCCATCTGCTTTTGGTGAGATCACTTTATAGTAAGTAGCATCTTTCACCATAGCTCTCAACTTAAGATCACCAACATTTTGTTTGGCTACATCTAAGAAGGTTTCAGCTGCACGCTTTCCATCTCTCTCAAATGACAGTGCATTAATGTAGTTATCCATAACTTCATATAATGTATCATTTGAAGTTGACTTTTTATATTGTGGACTTCCTGGATCAATAACTTTAGTAACATAAAGAAGCTTGTTGCTATCTTTATCATACATAGTTTGTAATTCAGAAAGAGCCTTATTTCTAAGTTTTCTAAGTGTATTCTTAGTTGTCACAGTTTCTTCATGACGGTCTAAGTAAAACTTAGGTGGCTTATCCATTTTTTGTGCATCATGTAAGCTCTTAGCAATCATACTGAATCCTCCAGCATCTATTGCATAAATCTTAATTAAGTCATAAGGATCTGTTGCTGGATCCATAAAGAGGATATCATTACCTGCTTTTAACTCAATCTCTGACCAAAGATCATCATTATCCGGACGGCATAGTTTTACCTTGTTCCAGAATTCTGGATCTTCAGGATCAATAATGTTAGCAGCTAGGGTCTTCTCTAATTCTGCTACTACAATTCTGATCTCTTTGATCTTTGCATCTCTTGCTTCCTCATCTTTCATTCCTTTAACCTCTGGGGCAAATTCATTAAGACCTGTTACATAACGCTTAATTCCATTCTTCTCCAAGCATGCTAGCTGTTCAGTATGGTAAACTCCATCATGTAATGAGAAACCGTATTTCTCAAGACCCATGTTTTCACTGTTTGGGTCAAAATAAGGTCTAATAGATACTTTCTTGTATCCTTTTAAACCTGGCACTTCTACTCTAGTAAATGACATATTTATTTGGTTTTTGTTGGTTTGTACTCGTCATTGTTTTTGTACCTGCCGGTGTGCAAAGTCCGGTATTGCTTTCAGGCATATATAAAAGGAGGGGAAAAAATAAACCCCTCCTTCTAGTTATTCTTAGAATGATCCTCCAGTAACTGGGTTTCTCATTACTATCTTAAGAACCTTAGTTGGATCCTTAACCCAAAGGGCTGGCATTACTTGTGACATCATCACTCGGTATCCATTAAATTGTCCTGAAGACTGGAATCCTTGTGTACGTCCCATATAATCCATAGTACCATTTTGGTACCACCATTTAAGTTGATTATCCCAGTTCAATTTCAACAAGAAGATGTTGTCATTACCTGTATCAGTGATATCAAAGATAATGAATGAATATGAACTTAATGGGTGACCATCAATAATAGGGTTCTCTACATCATTAGTATGTAGGTTATCAAAGGCTGGGTTAAGAACAAACTTAACATTAGCTAAGAATGGGATTACATAACTAGTGTATGCGAAACCAAATCCTAGATCCATTCCTTTACCTGTGATTGCGCCGATATCATCAGCCTGGATCACTAATCCAGCAGCATTAGCCTCACGCTTAATAGCTTCATTAACAAGCTTCATTCCTCCAATACCTGTCTGAACAATAAGCTGACGCTTAGGATCCGGACCATTGAATTCAACTCTACCTTGGTAGAAGTTATAAAGCTCGCACTTGAACAAGTCAAGAGTGAAGTTACCTTTGTTATATACTCTTTTGAAAGAGTTATCCAACTGCTTCCAAAGACCTACAGAAAGACGCATGTCATCTGGACCGTCTTGGCGGATTCTACCACCATGACCCCACATAAGGTAAGTCTCAATGTCATTTGCAATCTTGCTCAAGTGAGCAGCTTCCATAGAAGTAAGGAATGTACGTGAAAGAGTACCATTACCCATAGCTCTCTTAACATAGTCTTTACCCATAGTAGAAACCATGTCTTCAAGACTAGATACAGATGGGTTCATGTTCTTGTCAAAGTTTCTCCAGATCTCAGTAACTGGTACTGTACCGTCTGCTTTCATTCCACCTTTGATCATCATATCAGCTCTAGAAGAGATTGAATAATGAACGTGAGCTTCAGCACCACCTACATAGTTGTAGAATTCACGGAATCCTGATCCGGTTACAATGTCAGAGAATCTCTCACCGTACTCACCACGCGCAGAACCTTTACGGAAGTACTTCATTCCTTCACGCAAGTACTGATTGTCTAAGAACTTAACATTGTCATTGTTAACAAGACGTACTGTATAGATGAAACCATCTCCTAAAGGAAGGATATCATCATCAGTAATGTACATCTCTGTACCATTGTACTTGTCATAAGTAATGATATCACCGTGTCCAAACTCACGCTTATTAAGCTTGATTTTGAAGGTAGTACCATCCTGACCTTTCATTGTGTTACCTGATTCAATATCCTCAATGATATAAGGTAGATCCTGTGAAATAGGAGTCTGCCACTTATACTCACCTCGGTGATTGTCCACCATGATAACATTCTTTCCACCAAAAGAAGACATCTGATAAAGAGGCATCTCCACTTTCTGAGCCATAGCCCAGATATCAACTGGACCTAAGTCCATTGGATCTGAATCTTTTAACATGTCCACAAGGTGATAGGAATCAACGTGAGAGCTCGCATTGTAAGTTGTGTCTCTCAGGAAAATCCCATTGTTTAAAACTGGAGTCGCCATTTGTGTTGTTTTAGATTAATTATTAATTGTTGTTTGTATTCATTATCTTTTAAAGAATCCACCATCAGGTCTCTTGATAGTTCTTCTTCCTGTATCTTTCTTACCAGGATCTGGCTCATCTGTGCCTCCTCCGGATGTTTTACTTGCTTCAGCTTCTTTTAGCTTTCTTGCTGTTTCTGAAACTGCATCATTCTTTGCTCCCTTCTGAATCTCCTTTCTGTAGCCATCTGGATCTGCTAGCAACCATAGTGCTTCTGCAATTAATCCGTGATTTGGTTCTACAAACTGGTGCTTCTCAATCAGGTGGCCAAACAAGTTGGTTTTATTTCCTGATACAGAAGGGTAATTTGGTTGAATCAACCCTTGATAAAGCATGTTCTGTACTTTATTGTTCATTTTCAACCCATTTAGTTCTCCTTTTTCAAGAGTAGTATAAATGCTTTCAGCATATTGACGTGAAGCATTCTCTTGTTGTTCCTTCTTAGCTTCTTGTTCTCTAATTTGACGCTGTACAATCTGATCTTGCATTGCATCTAATTTTGGTTTGAACTGGTTAGCTTTAGCTTCTAGTTTCTCAAGATCTTTCCAACTTTCAATTTGTTCCTGAATTTCTTCTTCAGTTCCAAAGTTAGTAGCTTGCAGGAATCTTCTTGCTGTAGCTTCTTGACCTGATTCACTATCAAGGCTTATACTCTTAGTTTCTTCAGAAGCAGCAAGTGCTTTGAATAAACCTTTTAAATCAGTACCTCCATCTGCAATATACTTTGCTGCATATTGCATTTCCTGTGGTAAGGATTGGAAAAACTCTTTTGGAGTATTAGCTCTAATCTCTTCTTTTTGTGACTCGAAGTTCATTTTAAAGAGATCCTTATAATCATCCAATGTGTAATCCTCAATCTTCTTATCATCATCAAAAGGTAGAATTACTTTATCATCTAAAAGCGCTTGGGCCAATTGGGCCATACCTGCTTTATCTAACTTAGCTCTTCCTCCCTTCTTAGAAGGATCATCAGAATCTGCTGGATCTGCTGGATCAATTTCATCTATAATTGAATCAAATGTACCAGGATCTACAGGATCTGCTGGATCTGCAACTATAGGGTCCACTGGATCTGTTGGATCTACAGGGTCTACTGGGTTTGCCGGTGGATCAGTTGGATCTATGTCATCTAAGACAGTCATATCTACTTTATCCTTTGAAAAGAACGAAGGCTTCCCTGGATTTTTTGGATCTGCAGTCATTGCAACTCCTGCTCCTGGGGCACCTATTAATTGATCTAAATCTTCTGCTGAAATTTGATCAACAATTGTGTTGGTTTGTGTATCTGACATATTCTTTGTTGGTTTTGATGTCTATAATTTAATATAAGTAATTTACCTCTAATAAACTAATAAAGTTTATAAAAAGGGCTATAGAATAAGAGAATTATCTTACTATATAGCTATGGTTATTTCTTCTTATTATTATCAGCTTTAGGTTTATCAAATCTATTTTTGTTTTCTCTAGCAATAGCAAGCTTATCCTGAGAGATCTGTTCATTAGATCTTAGCTTCTCACGGTCCATATTAAGCTTCTCTTGATTCATTTGGTTCTTAGAGTTCTCTTTCTGAATATCTGATGCTATAGTCTGGTTATATTGTTCAGTTTCTTTAATCTCATCCATAGAGTCTTGGAAATCAGAACGCTTATTCTCATCAAGATCCATCATGGCTCCATAACCAGATGCTCTTATTTCAGCAATAACAACATCTTTCTGTCTATCTTTCTGAGCTTCTGAAGCTTCAAATTCTCTTTCAAGAGCTTTATCTCTTTCCTGAGCTTTGATTGCTTGTTCTTGTAATTGTTGAGCATGCTGTTGTTCTTGTTCTTTCTGAGCTTGTACTTTCTTCTCAGCTTGTTTCATCACATCAGTAATCTCAGGAATACTATCAGCTTTAATGATACTTCCTAAATCATAGATAGAAGCTCCGGATGTATTATTTTCTAAAGCCAATCGTCTAAGTGTTTCCATAACAGCTCTATGGTTTGCTTTAGTGGTAGCAAATACATTGATATCTCTTAATAGAAGTTCTGTACCATTAATCTGGAAGTTAACCTTTTCATGTGCAGATGTTAAATACTGCAGACGTACTGAAGGTTTATTTGAATTATAGTACATGGCAAGATCTGTTCTCATTTGATGTACTCTTGGCATCAAGTGATCAGAGTGTTGAATGAAGTATTGTTCTGTTTGAGCATAAGATCCGTTAATAGCAGCTCTTACTCCTTCTGCAGTTTCTTGTTCAATTTGTTGCCCCATTCTTTGTGGAGTAACTCCAATGTTAGCAAATGCTTCCATCTTAAAGTAGTTAGCTAACTGCACTCTAGACATTAGTCTATTTGTTTGTTCCAAGTTTAATACCTGTAAATGCTGCATAGCAATAGGATTCTCTGTATTAGTTATGGTGCTATCAAATGGCATCATACTAAAATCCTTCATTGCAACATATGCTTTAGCTAAGTTGTTCTTACCCCAGTCTTCACCCATAGAGTGTCTAGGAAGACCGTTCTGATCAAATGCTACAATAGTACCCAACTCATCTACTAAGATGTCTGAGATCTGATTATTTACAATGTTGTATCCAATCTGCCATGGTTTCATTTGATCCACACAAGATACTGATCTAGAATTTCTATCTGTAAAAATTCTACCTTCTACTGGAAGTTTACAACCGTACTTATGTTTATCTCCTTTGAATTGGAATTTAACACGTCCAATATGATTTTGATTGATACCAAGATACATTGGATCTACACCACCGGGATTGTTTTGTCCCCAGAAGCTTGAATGGTTAGGTCCTATTTTAACACCACCATAAACCTCATTGATCCATATCCAATCAATATGCTCACCATATACCAGGTTATCTTTCCCTTTGTTTTTAAAGAGAGTAGTGTTGTAAATAGGTTTATCTGTTATTTTGTATGTTTCATCAATGATCTCCTGAGATACTTCTCCTGTTTCATCAATCTTAGTAAGGTGTCCTAGTTTACGCTGAGACTTCCAGTAACATGTAGTAACTCTTAGTAACTGATTAGATCCAAAATCTAAAAAGTCTTCTGATTCTCCTAAGATCCATGATACAATATCTCCACCATTTTCATTAAAGTTATCTTGCATAGACACAAATTGTCTGTATGCTAGAGATGGCATTTTAGTATTCCAATCATGAGACTTTGTAGCATCATAGTAAGATCCATCATTCTGTTGTCCCATAACTGTGTATCCCGCAGATTTTGAAGGATAAATAGCTTCTAAAGATTCAAGTTGAGTTTGAGTCATAACCCATCCATACTTATCTACAACATCAGCAACTGACATCATATCCACTTTACCTACAAAATTACCATCTGCAATATACTTTACACTTGGTGATTTATGATAGAAGGTAAGAGCTGGGTTCCATAACTCTATGTCATAATCATCTTCATACATTTTAAAATGCCAGAATTCTCTATCAGTAACAAGCATATCTCTAAACCCTTCTTCTTCTAATTCATCCATAGAGAACTTCTCCATATCTGCTTCATACTGATGTTGGGCCCATTCTTCTTGAATAGATCTATAATCTTTATCAAAGAATTCTTGGATCTCAGGTAAAGACTTAACTTCTTCCTGCATCTTTTTCTGTACTTCCGGATCTCCAATATTGACACCTTGCTCCATAAGCTTGGCTTGAACTTTCATCTGAGCATCCGCCAAGAGATTCTGTTCAATCATTGCACGCTTCTGCTCCATCAGTTCATTGTAAGACAATTCATCTACAGATCTGTATGTAAGCTTTGTGTTTCTTTTAGCAAACTCATTACATAGAGTATTGACTACATTTGGAATAATAGGATAGAACTTTAACTCAAGTGCTGAAGTATCCTCTGCAGTTAACTGTTCTACAATCTCTGTATACTCATTATCCTCTTCAACAATATAGTCTGTCTTATCTATGATACCATTAGCAAGCTTATAGTTCTTAAGTAGTCTTCTAGAGTTTCTTCTTAGTTGCTTAAGACCTTGCCATTCAAACCAGTCCATATTCCAAGCAGCCCAATCATCATCCTTTTCTTTTTTAGATAAGAACTGGATTGGTTGAGTAAGAGTAGCCATCTTGTTATAGTCAGCCTTCTTACCTTTCTTCAGGTCCATCGCATTTAATACTTCCATACTCTTTTATTTCAGGTTCTTGAAAGGGTTTCTATTCTTGCCCTTAGAGCGGCCTTTATTCATACCAATGTGATTAAAAGGTCTCTTACTTAATTTAAACAAATTCTGGGACTTTTCCAAGTTTGGACCGTTCTCTTCCTCTATGATTCTCTTATATCCTCTGTTAGATTCCTGGATCTTAACAAATGAAACCAATGCTGCAAATGATACAAGTCTATCCACGTTGAGTCCATCATGGTATTCAGCCATCTCCTTAAGCAACATAATATCCGGTATTCTTTCTACACCATAGGTAGTTTTAATGATTACTCCATCTTCATCATATTCAACATCAAGTTTCTCTTTGAGGAACTCAATTGCATATGAGATCATATGGTTCTTAAATAGAGTACCAGTGTTCTTCCATCCGTAGTCTTGGTATACAGTCTTGTTAGCTCCAACATTCTTAAGGAAGATAATCTGATCCCTAGGAACTAAATACTTTTGTTTTCTTATAGCAATCATATGCTGGATGAATAAAGACACGTTGTTCTCTACTATAGTCCAAGCATTGTACCATTCTATTATGAGCTCTAGTCTTTCATGAGTCTGGTTAATATCATCAAATCTTCCGCACCATGTGGCCACAATTTTACCTTGTTCAACATGAGTCTTCATTTCTCCATTCTCATCTGGTCTACTGATTTGTATAGTGTTCTTGTAAACTATGATAGAACACAATGAATCTGAAGTTGTTGTCTTACCTTCTGATACAGGGTCAATGGAAGCTACGTAAGTTAAGAATTCAGGGTTATCACTGATGGGTCTCTCCCATACAACAAGACATCCTTCTTTATCTACAGCATTCTTCTTAACCGGGAAATCTTTTATAGGACTCTTCTTAGATTCACTAAGTTTGATTGAATCATTCTTACCCCTTTGAATATCTAAATATTCTACTGGATATTGTTTATTCTCAATTCTTTCTACCTGGCTAGTAAGAAGGTGCAGTGGAAATTTAGATTCTTCTCTAAAGGCAAAAGCTTCTTTAATATTAATTGGTTTCTGTGATACCCTTAGCTGATACTTGGAAGGTTCAAGATCTCTTTTCCAAACTTCTCTTTGTAATTTAATAGCTTCAAGTGCTTCTTCTACCTGAGAGTTAC